ATGCGCGCGGCAACCTTGCGGACGCTGGTCAAGCCAAGCGTTGCTGGGTAGGCAGGTGTCTGACCGGCGCTGAGGACGGAGACCTCAAAGAGATTGACTTCGCGCAGCGTGCGCGTGTCCTCGTCCCACTCGTCGCCGTTCTTTGGAATCGTGAAGCCGAAGGACATGCCCATCGCGCGAGCCTCGTGCGTGAGCTTGGAGATGACGCCAGCGGCATCTGGGTCGGCTGGGTCAAGGCGAGCCTCAACCTTCAAGCCACGCTCGTCTTCGGTCAGCGCGAGGCGGCCGCTTGCAGTCGTGGCAAGAGCGCGGGTCTCGTCATGACCAAACAGGAAGGAGACAATCTTCTTGCCGTCTGCAACGCGGGACAGCGTGCGACGGAAGGCGCCTGGAGCGATGACCTCGGTGAACGGAAGTCCAGCCGAAGGTGCGCCAAAGAGCGCGGCGTAGCCGGTGAACGTCTTCTGACCGTCTTCGCCTTCGGTCACTACGAAGTCGCCCATAGAGATTGCGCGCGTCTCAAGTTCCTTCACGTCAAACCTCTCTTCTGTTTCTAGTGGCGCGAGGACGCCATCTGCCCATTGTAGAACCCTGTCTGCGCCATTTTCTGCTGTGGGGTCTACGCCCCAAAGATAGGCGGCAGTGGCTCCCGGTCCTGGGAACGATTCGTCTTGTGGATTGCTGTTGGCTGGTACGCCTTCCCAGTCGCCACGGTGTCGCAGAATCCACGCGCGCATCCGCGTCACCTTCTCGTCCTCGACTTGTCCTGCGCGCAACTGACGCGCCTCTTCAACCGTCTCTGGCTGAAGTCCGTCGCCAGCGAAGCCGTTGTCAAAGTAGGTGATGCCCTTCGCGGCTGCGGTCTGGATGTACTCAGGCACGTCAATCAAGACGCGCATCTCGTCATCGCTCTCCTCGTCATCAACGGTCAGCGCCATCGCTTCGTCTGGCGTGTAGGCGAGGATGCCCATGCCCTCGGCCGCGTCGCGCGCCTCGGCGTCGTTGTCTACGAGGAAGGCAATCTCATCGCCGTATTCCTCTTGCAACTTGGAATACTTGTATGCCTTGAACGCTTCGTTCACGGCTGGGTTGCTCTCGCCAAAGTCCTGCAAGTAGATTGCCTTGTACGGCACGAGGTTGTCGTTGAGCCAACGCTCAGTCTCTGCAAGGCGGTCAATGTTGCGCGCGGAGACGATGATGACCTCAGCCCCGAAGTCGTTCGCTTGGCTCTTGAGCCAGTCGATGTAGGGCTGGTTCGGCGTGTCGCCGGTTGTGGCGAGTGCGCCGTCAATGTCGGTGATGATGTAGCTCACGCGTCAGGCTCCTGACCGAGTGTGCCGATGTTGAGCGGCTTCCAGTATTCGTTGCCGCCATCAACAGGCGAACGGTCTTCAAGACCGCGCACTTCGTTCACGCTGAGGAAGCCGTTGTTCAGCGCGGTGCTGTAGGAGTTGTATCGCTCTTGCGTCGTGGCGCGGAGCAGTCCGTCAAGGGTGAACTTCAGGAAGGTCTGCTGGCTGCCTGGCACGAGTCGCTGGAAGGCAGCCTCAAGGCGCGCGATGAGTGGGCCGAGTCCGAGGCGCAGCCACTCAATGCCAATCAACTCGACCGACGCGTAGGAGGTGTTGCCGCCTGGGTACTGGAGCATGTGAAGTGGCACGCCGTAGATGCGAGCGATTGCCTCAACGCCATAGTGCATCGTCTCGACAAGTTGGAGGTCACTAATCTTCATGCCGAGTTGCTGGTAGTCAGCGCCGCCGGTAAGGACCGCCACGCGCCACGCCTTCTCCACGCCTTCGTGTCGTCGGCTGAATCCTGAGCGCAGGCTCTCTGCCTGCTCCTGCGTGAGTTCGCCTGGAACCTTGACTACGCCGCCTAGCGTCGTGCCGTTCTGGTAGAACTTCGCGCTGAAGATTTGCGTCGCGCTTGCGAGTCCGAGCGTCACTGCGTGATGCTCAACTGGTGACAGTCCGCGATGGTTCTCGCCTGTTGCAAAGAGCGGGATGTGAACAATCTCTTCAGCCGTCAGCGCGACGTGACCCTCGCGTGTCTCAACGTGGTAGATAGGCTCGCCGAACTCGCCTGTCTTGATTTCAACCTTCTGCGGGTCCAGCACTCGCGTCTCAATCACATTGTCGGATGAGTCGCGTAGGCAGAGGATGAACGCGTTGCCGTCAATGAGGAGGCTCGTGACCACTCGATGCTTGAAGTCAAACGAGGTGTAGTTCGGGTTGTTAGGAATCGGCGTGTCCATCCAGCGCGGCCGTGGTCGGTATGGTCGGCGCGTTCCGTCAATGCGAATGTAGGTGTCCCACGGCATGCCGGCAACGGTGTCGGCGTACAGCTTCACGGCGGCATAGACGGCGCCGATGCTGGTGGCGTTCTCCTCGGTGACTCGGACGCCAGCGTAGTTCGGGTCTGGCGAGAACCACTGTCCACCGATGGTTCGCTGCTCTTCTGGTTTCTCTTCGCGTCCGAGGATGCGGTCAAGTAGGCCCATCGTTCTCCCTATAACTCAATCCACTTCACTTCGGCTCGCGGCTTCGGCGCTGGAGCATTTCCAAGTGTACCCGCTCGGCTGTGTGCCATGAGCGCAGCGACCAGAAGGTCAATGCGCTTCAGCGAGGTCTTGCTCTCCTTGCGAATCATAAGCCCATTGCGCGAGTAGTACGGTGTGGCGTTGGCTGCGTGACGCGAGAGGCTTGGGTCCCCATTGTGCTTCACGCGACCATTGACAACGGCATCATAGAACGCAGCGGTGGCTGGAACCATGCGGCTTGGCGTCTGTGGAAACTCCACGACAGGCAAGCCCATCTGCTGCCACGCCTCCATTGACCGCTGCCAGCGGAATGGGTCGCAGACAATCTCGCGCACATTGAACGCCTTGCAGATGTCCAGCATCTTTGCCTCGACCTCTTCCACCGGCACACGCCAGTTGAGTTCTGCATCGAGCGGTCGCTCCCAGTGTCCGAGTACGAAGAACGCCTTGTCTGCCACTCGGCACGCGACGATGGCGGTGGAGTCGTTGCTGAACGAGCCGTCAAAGCCGAGGACAATCTCGTCCTCCTTGTTGAGCGCAATCTGGTCATCCTTGCAGGCTTCCCATGTGCCAGTTGGCAGGAAGGCTTGCGAGCTGCTGACCCATTGGTTCAGGCGCTTGGTTCGGAACTCTGCCTCTGGCGTTCGCTTCTTGGCTGAGAGCAGGTCATCAAGCGACAGGATGGCGGGGTCGCTGAGCAGTCCAGGGTTCGCCTCGCCCCACTTGGAGTCGTCAAGGTAGGCGTCGTCAGCGGCTTCCCACCACGCCATGCCGAGCGTTGGGTCATCGTTCTCGCCAGTGATGCGACGCCTTGCCAACTGGTAGAGCGTGTAGGCGATTGAGTCGGAGCCTGTCGAGTCCATGCGCTGACCAGCGGTGGTGATGGCAACGAAGAGTGGCGAGCGGCGTGCGCCCATTGACAGGCTGAGAACGTCAAAGAGTTCACGGCTCGGCCATGCTGCCAACTCGTCGGCGATGACCAGCGATGCGCTGAGTCCTTCCTTCGTGAAGGCTTCGGACGAGAGCGCCTTGTAGACAGTGCCAGTTCCCTTGAACTCCATCGCGTCGCGGTAGAGCTTGATTTGCTCGCCCAGTTCTGGACTCATCTCAACGGCTCGGCGGGCGTGGCTCATGACCAACTTGGCTTGGTCGCGGTCAGCGGCGGCTGAGTAGATTTCTCCACCCTTGTCGCCGTAAAGTCCGAAGAAGAGTGGCAGGGTAGAGGCGAGCGCCGTCTTGCCGTTCTTGCGCGCGATGCCTGTCAGGAAGAAGCGGTGCGTGAAGGTGTCGTCTGCCTTGCGTGCCAGCATCCTGCGGAGCAGACGTCGCTGCCACATACGAAAGTGCAGTGGCTCGCCAGAGGCGCCAGCGATGGAGTCCTTTGCAATGGGTACAAGGTCCTCGGCGAAGTCGGCAACGATGTCGCCGAGCGAGCGGCTTAGGTCAGCCGGTGCGACAGGGGTCAGCCAGCGCGGTGGCCACCCTTCTGCTGCATCCGTTCGCGGTACTTCTCGATGCGGCTCTGGCTCTCCACCATTGCGATGCCCAACTTGGCTCGGTCGGCTGGAGTCAGTCCGAGGTGATTCATCCACTTGCGAACACTCTCCTCTGCGCTTGTCCTCATGCCCACTGCTGGGTGTGCGTAAGCATAGCCCTTGTCGGTGTAGAGGACTGGGCCGTCTACTTGGATGCGTGCTTCAAGCCCTGCAAGGAACTCGATGTCCTTGACCAGCATTGTCAGCGCGTCGCGGTCGCTCACGGCAATCCAAGCACCGGCGTATTCAACGATGCGCTGCCACGCCTCGGTTGCGATTGGTCCCAAACCGTCAGGCACGCCCAGTTCGGAAGCCCTCGGCAGTGAGCCTGCGAGCTGCACAACGACAGCCCTGCTCGGCTTCAACGTGCCGCGCTTGGCTTTGATTTCATTTGGAGTGCGTGCTGGTCCTGACATAAATCCCCCCTAGCCTAACCTGCCTGTGCCTGCACAGCACTCGGCGCTGGTTC